CCAATCTTGGAAAATTGCAATATTGCCTCGCTCCAAAGATCAAAGATGAATAATTAATTAATAATTAATTAATTAATAATTATTAATATTAGTAATAATTAATTAATATTAATTAGTACCCGAAGGGTCCCGTAGTAAAATGCCGACTGGAATAAATACTCCGTTGGGGTATTCACTGCGCAACGTTGCCGGTTATTTGCCTCGTGCTGAAATAGGAACACATTCTCTATTCTACGAAGATTCTCTCACTTCAACGCCAATAGTATTCGGTGAATATGAACCTCTGCTCGTTGCCAGTCAATTCGGAAAAAAAAGAAAGGTGACCAAAAAGAAGAAGACCACCAAGAAGAAGACCACCAAGAAAAAAAAGAAGACAACAACCACACGTCTTCGTAAAACCAAAGGAGGTTCAAAGAGGGTATCGACCACAAGAAAATCACCTGAAGCAAGTGCAACAACCAAAAACGTTGGATCACGCGCTAGGGGTATTGATGGAAATATGTGGGTTGTAAAAAAAGCAAGTAACGGTGTTAAGCGCTGGTCTAAAATAACCGGTAAATAATTTAAAAAAATAATAGTACTGATATACAATGGAGTCCTCGAACGAAGACTGTCCAATATGTTTATCACCTTTAATTGATTCCGATCAATATATTACCGAGTGTTGTAAAAAAATATTTCACCACACTTGTTATATCGAATGTATGAAAATTAAAACAGAATGTCCGTTGTGTAGAGCAGGACAGGTTGTAATTTTTATAAATAATACTAATATGGGACCCTACGGGTATAGTACTAATAATAATACTACTAATAGTCTTTGTTGCGAATCATTGCGATTTTGGGGAACATTTGTGTGTGGAATTTTCATGTGTTGTTCTTTCTTTGTTGCTATGACGCATAATATTCATAAAAATTAATTATTTAAAGAAATGTTAATAGTAATAATAGTATTCCGTGGGTTCCTGAATTAATGAATCCAAAGGTAGAGCAATTGCTTAAGATGCCTCAATATGAGCAACGTACTACGGAATGGTACGAACAACGTAAAAATGCGATTACGGCAAGTGATATACCAACGGTATTGGGTGAAAATAATTACAAGAGTTCGTGGTCGCTATTTTTGGATAAATGCAATGCGACGGAAAAACCTTTTGTTGGCAACGAAGCGACTAGGTGGGGCAATCACTATGAAGACATTGCTATAGAGAAATATTCAGAATTAAGAAACAAGAAGGTACTTTCATTTGGATTATTAATTCACCGAGATTATCCATGGTTAGGAGGATCACCCGATGGAATTACTACCGATGGTATTCTTTTGGAAGTGAAGTGTCCTCTTCGTAGAAAGATCGTACATGGAGAAGTACCACATCATTATCTTTCACAGGTTTTACTTAACTTGGAAATATGTGATCTCGATGTAGCACACTTCATCGAATTTATTCCAGGTAATTCAGATGACTCATACGAAATAAATATAGTTGAGGTACTGCGTGATCGTGAATGGTTTAGTACGAACATCAATAAGATTAAAGAATTCTGGGACTCGGTAATTGAGTACCGGAACGTTGGAGTTGAAAAACATCCAAAGTATAAAAATTATAAAGAAAGAAGCAATAATTTAAAAAAGAATAAAGAAGGAATAACATTAAATTTAATTGATTCCCACGAACCCAAAATTACGTTTGTTAATTTTATTGAATCTGAGGAATCTGAGGAACCACCAAAACAAAAAGTAAAGTTTGTTAATTTTATTGATTCTGGGGATTCGGAATAATGGGAATAAAGGGACTCAAGAAAATTATTAAGAAATATGCCGGAAGTGCATTAAGAGAGATAAAAATAAATGAATTAAGTGGAAATAGTATCGCAGTTGATTCAAGTATTTTACTTTACAAATTTAGATATCTATATCAAGATAATTATCTTTATGGATTCAATAAATTAATAGATGATTATCAATTTCATAATATCAAACTGATATTTGTTTTTGAGGGTAGGATTCCGGACGCAAAGAAAGAAACAATTGCTAAACGAGTTGAAATTAGAAACAAACAAACTGAAAAAATAAAAAGAATTATCATGGAGTCCATGGAACAAGAGGAATTTATTGATGATTCTGAATTACCGGAATCCCCTGAATTACCAGAATTAATTAAAGAAAAAGTCGAAAAACTAAGGAAAAATATAATAATCGTTAATTCCGAACATTCCAACGAAACAATTAAATTACTACTACGAAGGGGAATAGAATACATCAGAGCACAAGGAGAAGCAGAAGAATATTGTGCATTTTTATCTAATCGTGGTATCGTAGATTATGTACTTACGGAAGACACTGATTCTTTAACGTTTGGTGCTAAAAAGGTACTTTTTAATAATAAGGGTGTTAATTATTTATTATGTGAATTGGATATTGTTCTTAAAGAATTGAATTTAATACAAAATGAATTCATAGACTTCTGTATTCTATGTGGATGTGACTACTTACCAGGAATACCTAAGATAGGTCCAGTTAATTCTCTAAAGATAATACAAAAACACAAAACAATCGATTCGTTTATTCAAGAAAATGAAAAAACAAAAAAGTATATAATACCAGAATCCTTTAATTATTCACTTGCACGGGAATTATTCAAACAAAACAGAAAATATTCCATTAATACTAATATTCCAATAATTAATGAAAATACCCCAATAATTCCATTATTCATTAATTAAAATTATTAATTAATACTCAAAAAAAAATATTGAGAATGAATATCAATTAATTATTCGTTCTCAATGCTTTCTCTTTTAGGATTCGGAAAACGTCGTCGTCGCTCCACGAAGTCTAGAAAGTCCGCTAAGAAGGGTGGACGTGGTCGCAAACCACCTGCCGCCCTTCTCAGAATGTGCAAGAAATACAAAGTGAAGAGTACTGTTAAACGCGGAACCAAACGCGTTTACAAGAAGGCAAGACTCCTCAAAAAACTCTGCATGCGAAAGAAGAAGATGATGCTCAAGAAGAAGAAGAAGTCTTCCAAGCGCACCAAACTCACCAAGTCCCGCAAAGTCAGACGCACTAAACGCACTCGCCGCGTTAGGAGATCCAGATTTGGAAGTGCACTTGATGAAGCATATAACATGAACGGAGGAAAAAATTTTATGTTTGGAGCGAGTTGTGGTTCGAAATATAACGATTCTATGGGATTCGGTAGAACACGTTCCCCAAAGAGTAAATTCAGTAGAGCAGCAAAAGAGTTTAGTGGGTTCTACAAAGATAATTGTGGTAACAGATTTGGAGGTTTATTAAATGCTGCCGTTGCCAGTAAAAATCTACCACCACCCGCAGTAGAAGTGATGTTCGGTAAAAGAAAACGTTCCCCAAAAATGTCCAAACCCGCTGCAATGAAAGCATTCAAACAGTTCTACCGCCGCCATTGCCGTTCTTCCAGAATGGGCGGTCGTTTCCGTTTTGGAAGCGGTGGTAATCCACCACTATCCGGAGGATATGAATTCTGTCCCTCTGGTCAGGGTGGTGTTTTAGGTGCCAACAGCACTGGTTTGTTCCCATCTCCTTGCACACCCGCTGCATTCGGTAGACGTTATGGTGGACGCCGCAAATGCTACGGCAAAGGTAAATCAAGATACTGTCTTAGATTGAAACCCAAGCGTAAAGATCTTTACTTCGTACATGCAAAAAAGTTGAGACGTCGCCGTATTTAAATAATCCCGGAATACTTAATTAATTAATTAAAATTAATAAATAATACTCAATAAAAAATATTGATTATTATTATTAATTATTCTCAATGCTCTCTCTCCTTGGATTTGGCAAACGTCGTCGTCGCTCCACCAAAAAGACTTCAAAGAAAGGTTCTAAATCACCTCCCAAACAACTTCTTAAAATTGCCAAGAGACTTGGTCTTAAGGTAACCGTTAAACGTGGATCCAGGCGCGTTTATAAATCAAAGTCTTCGATCAAAAAAGCAGTTTGCAAGAAACTAAGAATGATCAAGAAGAAAAAGTTGGCACAAAAAAAGAAACTTCTTAAGAAGAAGAAGTCTCGCAAAGTTAGACGCACTCGCCGTGTGAGGAGGTCCAGAAGGTCCAGAATCGGTATGAAGAAACCTTCTGCTCCAATGATGCAAATGTATTTCGGAAGAAAGTACTAAACAAAGTCTTCAATTATTATCGATTCCTTAATATTTTTAAGGGTGTTCATTACAGTTAATTCTCCATTTGGTCTATCTTTGTCATTACGAATTCTATAAGGTGTAAATATTTCATTTTTTATTGAATATTTAAACTCTATAATGTTATTACCTTTAAGGTCTAAGGAATTATCGGAAAAATAATTAACGATTATGGAATAATTGTCGGAATCTTTATCTAACGATTTAAACAATTTGTTTCCATTCTTATGGAAGTACAAATTTATCTTTTCTTTGTAAGTTTTTACTAATAAGTCAATTGTATTAAGATCTTTCCATTTAAAGAGTGTATTTTGTCTTCCCAAAATTATTCTTTCATATATAGGTGTAAAAATTAATCCATCAATAGAATTCTCGGTTGTTTCTTGAATATGTTTCCATGTTGTTTTAATACCTCCAGAATTTGTATTTACCGGAATAAAATTATAAAATAATTTAGTTTTTATTCTAAAGAAGTCATTTTCTTTGTGTAAATACCTTTTTACTATGAAATCAATTCCAGCAGCATATCGTAATCGATGATTCATTTTCATAAAATTACGTCCATTATAAGATAGACAGTCATGTATTATATAAGTGTTCTCTTCTTTTTTATTTTTTATAAGTTCTCCGTCAAATATAGTACCTTCAAATACTTCCTTTTTTAAGGAAAGTGGAACATAGGAATATTCGTTTTTTCTATTAATTGTAAAACACATTGGTTTGTTATCGATATTTATAATGATAAGAAGAATACGTTCACCATCAGTTTTTTCACAAACTACGTATTCATTCTTTTTAAGTAAGGGAATGTCTTTCTTTTCTATAGCAACTGGTTGAGATCCAGGAAATATGTTATTTTCGATATTAACTTCCAATAGTCGTTCAAACTCTTTTTTTATCTTTTCTGTGATTAAGTCATTAGTAATCTTCTCTCCAACGGTCATTTCGGGTATTAATAATACTAATATACAATTCTAATATTTATGTAATTTATAATTTTGTATTTTTTTATTCTAGGAATTCCTTCGTCGTAGTGGGAATTAATGGGTACTCCTTCGTCGCAGTGGGACCCTATGGATATTAATACTAATTTACAGAATTATGATCGATTACGTCTAATTCAAATGATAACATGTGTTCTCTATTATGGAAGTCATAAGGAGTATTGTCATACTTATAAAATGATATATTGAAATTTTCTACATTCACCGGTGGAACAAAGTTTATTATCTTCTTGTCGAAATCGGTCCCCTTCAATGCCTTTAGACGACCTGGTTTACGATCGACCTTTATTTTAACATATGAAGTACCATCTGTAATACTATTATAAGTTTGAATATTATCTACTTCATTGGCATCATAAATTATCATTGCAAATTTTCTGTTTGTTGCAACATCAATACTTTCTGTTCTGTCACCAGATGTATTAGAATTCTTACCAAATTCTAACTTCATTATTATATACTTAGGGTCATCTAATAAATTATAATCGTACTTACCAACCAGACTGTTTATCGTTATTTGATAGGGAGTATTCACAAATAAATCATTAACACTACATTTTCCTGAATCATCTGAACCATATATGTAATTACCGATGGAACTGTTAATTACTTTCTTATCAAATCCAAGGATTCTAAATGGACTTCCGTTGGTGTAATTATTATTTGTGAAGTCTATTATAAAATCTGAACTAGAATTTGTAATAACAACTCTGTTCAGTACAGATGCATTTGAACCAGTACCTTCAGGTGACGGAACTGTTGCCAAGAATACATCAAAATCTGAAAATGCCTGATTAAGTACTCTTTTCAATTCTCCTATTAGTCCCCATAAAGTACTATTATCGCCGTTGGAAATGTAATCAGGAGATCCATAAATATTTGATCCAATTAGATATTGACCGGGTGTCAGGAACAATTTTTTAGTTATTCCACCGACGGTAACAATTAATAAATTATTTTCGCTATTTACGTTGTACTCTGTTTTTGGAATGACTACTGCTGTAAGTTCAAGTCTTTCTACACTATGAAGTGATTCAAATAATTCAATAAAGTAATTATTAGGGTTTGGGTACAAAGAATAGTTTCTCTGACGAGAGTCGATTATTATGTAGTGTTTGGTTACTAATTTGTTTCTCTTGGGAAATTCTTTCTCTATTTTATCAATTTGAGCATCTTGTATCGGTATGGAGTAGTAATCATCTGGATCAACTCCGAGGTCTAGTAATTTTTGAAGAGCGGTTTCAACTGAATAATTATTCATTATTCTGGGATCCCTCTATGGGACCCTTTGGGTATTGGGTGTAATAATATTATTAATTAACATTAATTCTTTAACTCAATAATTCATTTTCGAGTTTCATTAAAACATTTTTACAATTGTTCAAACAGTTATTATGTGTGAGATTAAAGTTTACAATTTGTTTATTCTTCTTAGTAATTACCGAATCAAATAATAAATTAATCAATACTTTAGGAATTGTTACCTCTTTGGAACAAAATTTCTTACACGCTCCATGAAGTCTTCCGTCCGATGATTCTTTCTTGCAAAAACATCTTTGAGATATACCCGATCGTTTAACTTGAAAATAAATATTTGACGATGTGTGGTTTCTATTCACATTCATACAAAAGTTATCATCGACCTCTACAAAATAAGTTTCTGGATCTACTTTGGTTACCTTTTTAACATTCACTTCGGAATAATTGTTTTCAAATTTTTTGCGAATAAAGGTTTCCAACTTCTTATCGATATCGGAACCGTTTAGAAATTTCTTGTTCTTTCTTCTTTTGGAAGTGTCCATACTATTAATAGGACTAATCTCTAATTCTTTAATTAATTTAGTCTCTGATAAACCAGAATAATTACAAATACAAGTTTCCAATAACATGATGTAGTAGTCATTCTGAATCTTTTTAAGGTATTCGGAATCTTCTGAACCAAGTACACTAATAGGTTTGTAAACACGTCCTTCATCTATTTTTCCTGTACCACAACATTTTTCACAGTTTATATCCTTTTTGCATAATTTACAAGGAACCATCTTTCGGGAACCAAGCATTCGCAATCCATTGTCAGTATAAACTGCAAGATCGACAACGTTTTCCCACGAATTAAGTAACTCTCTCTGACCGAAGGTTTCAGTCAATTTTAATATAAATTTCATTCTGAGTTCTTTTGCCCGCTCAACGGTGAGAAATATTTTCGGCCAAACTAAATGAAATCCTGATTTAATATATTCAACCGAATTAATCTGTACGTTCTTTGATTCCGTTCCGCAAATGATAACTGATTTATTGGAATAGTATTCATTTACAACTTCTTGTATTATTTTAACAATTCTTTCAATTTTGGGAGTATCGATTACGAAGTCATCGTAAAAATCAAGATCACATATAAATCTAAATACTTTTGTTCTATTTTCCGATATATAATATTTACAATTGTTAATTAAGTCCTTTGAAAGTAACAACAAAAATTCTTGATATTTTTCCATAGGTATCTTCCATAACCCTCCGTCCAATAAAAAATGCGTTGCTGTCGATTTAATGTCCTTGTTTTCGGAAATTTTTATAAAGTATTTGTTCAATAATATCCACCTCTTCAATGGACTTAAGTTCGTTTTTATTTGATTTTGATTTTGATTTGTTACATTAGTCATTATTCTTATTATTCCCAAAGGATCCCGTAATACCGGTATTAGTTTATTTTTCAAGTATTAATTAGATAAATATTATTTTTTAATATTCTTTTATTTTTTGAAATTAATTAAGTAAATTTTATTACAGCGCTCACTCTAGTAATATGTACACTCTTGTTACCTGGAACAGACAATTCCTTACGCTTTATACTCTCTACTTTCATAAATTTTTTTTCATTTTCTCTAGTCTTTAAGGTGCTATTCATGTCGGACTCAATACTATTAATATTCTCAAGTGCATACTCTATTATATGATCTTGTATCGCAAATTTAAAAAAGTTTAATTGACCTATTGTTGTAACTATGTAGTCATCCTTATTCTCGTTGATATCTTTTGGAATATCAGAATAATCTATTATTTTATTATTTTTATAGTCAAAAATAACACGTTCTCTTCTACAAAATGGATCACAAAACTTTTTTGAATATGCCTTTAACTGCAACTTATATGCTTTAAATGGAAAATACGTTAAAGAATCGTCACTATTCTTGAGAGAATAATTAATATTATATTTCTTACAATAATTTGTAACAAACCAGTCTATAGATCTTAGGGATAGTCTGGTTTTTTGCAATATAATTGATAAAAAGGTATTTAAATTTTCCTTGTCTTTATAAAAAGATAATACCTTTTTCTTTAAAAGTGATTCTTTTGAAACTATTAACTCACTGGAATCCATTGGGACCCTGCGGGTAATATGGGCCCCTACGGGTATTAATACTCATACTAATATTCCTTTAAATTGTTTATTTGGTATTATTTTGGAATTATTTTGGTATTATTTTGGTATTATTTTGGAAGTAAAAACTTTTTAATAACGAAGTATATTATACCTGCCAATAAAGAATTAACTATTAATGCAATAATACTCGGTTCAACTGTTCCCATAAATGGAAGTTTCATCAGTTGTTTCCATATTAGTTTACTATTAAGTACTACAAATAGCAATACTACAATTATAGTTTCCTTAATATTTGAATTA